TCTAAGGTTTGTAACATACCCATAGACCAACCATTAAATTCGTCAGTGAATATATCTTGGACAGTAAGTTGGAATTCGTCAAAATCAGATGTTGTTGGAATACCTAAAGTACCACCAGAGGAAACAGTCAATTTCTCACCAACACCATAACGATATCCACTATTGTTAATAGAGAAGCTAATAACACTAGAACCTTGTCCAACAATAATATCAGCAGTAGCATATGTTCCAATACCTGCTGGTGCAGATCCACTATAAACTAATGGAATATTAGAATATGAAAGTGGTTTGTCAATTACAACATCTAAGAATGGATCAACCTTACCACCTCTCGCATAGTTGTGATGTCTGGTTGATAATCCACTATTAACTTCAAATGTAGTGCTATCAAGTACCTTAACAACCACACTACCGTCAATAGCAGGGTCAGCACCACTAGGTGAAAGATTCTTTGCTCTAGGAGCAACAATTGCTTGCTGAACTTTACCACCTGAACTATAGAATGTTGGTACTGTAGAAACTCCGATATTAACAGAAAGAACAGTTGATCCAACACTAACTGCATTTGCTACAGTTCCACCAACATATGTGTGGTTATAGTTACCACCACTCTTAACAGCACCAGCAGTTGCACTGATGAATGTGTGTGGGTAGTTATGACTAATAGGACCAGGATTTACTGGATCATTAACATTGATTAGGATAGTAGTTGTAGTAACTGATAGAATCTTTACTGCATTATTGTATACGTAGTCAGCACCACTACTGGTATTAGCACCAGATGCACGAGGATATGTTCTATTCTGCACTCCACCATTATTACATGAGAAGTTTAATGAATTAGCAGCAAGTCTAATACTTGTACCTGCAGTTAGAGTATGGAGACCAATTGTTAGTTCCATTTCTCCTGATTCAGGATTATATGTTGCAGCACTTACATCATGAGCAACTTCTGGAGTTGTTCCAACATTTAATGTAATCGTACCAGCAGACTGATTAGCACTACTAATTTTAATAAACTTATCATGTACAGGATCAGTTACTCTTGGATAAGGATGGTTAGTAGCATTACTATCCATCGCACAAGTGAATACTAATGAATTAGTTTTAATCTTAACTGAATCATCTATTTTCAATCCATGATTAGCACCAATTGTTAGAACTAAGTTACCGTTAGATGGTATATAAGTTGCATTAGTAACGTTATGCTGAACTAAAGTTCCAATACCGATAACATCTACACCATTGTAATTTTTATCTGGTTTTCTTGGATACTTATGCTGTGTGGCATTTCCATCCTTAGTACATGTGAATGTTAAGGATTCTTTTGCTATCTTAATGTTTCTACCAGTAACTAGTGAATGAGGTTCACTAAGAGTCATGGTCATAATACCAGTAGAAGCAGTATAATCTGCATTAGTTACACTGTAATTAACAGAAGTACTTAAACCAACATCTAATGTAATGGTATTGCTGGTTTTTTCTAAAATCGGTACAGATGTTTCATATATTGGATCTGTTCCTCTTGGGTAACTATGTGGACTTACATAATCATCCATTGAACAAGTAAAGGTCAAACTATCTTTAGCAATTCTAATAGATTCACCTGCTTTGGTTATTCCATTTGGATCTGCTGATTGGAAGTTATGAGTAGTTGCATTAGTAGAAGGAATTTGATCAACAACTCTAAGAGCAAATTTATTATCATCTACTATAGAAACTGGTAACCACTTATTACTTGCAGGATCTGCTTCTACAACACCATTACCCTTATGAACTGCTGCTCTTGGATATGAATGATCTGAATTGTATCCATCTTGATCACAACGGAATATTATTGAATTATCCGCAATCTTAACTCTATCTCCAGTAGATAAACCATGAGATGCAGATGTCATAGTCATGATTCCAGAAACTGGATCATATTCAGCATTAGTAATAGTAAATGTATTTGAAGCACGTAATGTATGATTTCCGATATTTAATACTAATTTTCCAGTAGATCCTGTATAAGATGCATCATTAACATCATACTTAACTAGAGGTGATTTACCTACAAGAAGTGTAATAGTATTCTGACTTGTTCCTACAATTGCAGTTGCTATTCCTGCTACTGGATCTGTTGCTCTTGGATATGAGTGGTTGGTTGTATTACCATCCTGCTTACATGTAAATGTAACTGCATTTGCGTTAACTGTGGCAGTATCATCAACTGTATAAGGATGATTTGGAATAGTAAGTACTAATTCACCTTTTGCAGCATCATAAGTTGCGTCAATTGGTGTTGTAGTTCCTATTCCAGTTACATTAACTCCACCATCAAGAGCACTTACGAATGTATGATTATAATCACCACCAGTAACTACCGCACCAGTTGATGCACTAACGAATCTATGTGTATGATCTCCACCAGTTAATATCGCATCAGCAGATGTTCCTCCAGCCCAAGTATGTGCATATTGATCTGAAGGACCAGCAGCACCAACATCAACTGTTATTTTGCCGTTGTTATAAACTAATCCATTTTCAAGTGCAGAATGGAATGCATGAATAGTAGTATTTGATGAAGGTCTCTTAGTAAAGTCTAAAACATTAACTTTGAATGTATGGACTGTTACATCATAAACTTTTAACCATCTATCAATTGAATGATCACCTTTTCTTGGATATGCATGAACTGTTTCATAATTATCCTTATCACATGTAAATGATACTGAATTTTCTAACAGTTTAACAAATTTTCCATTACCAAATCCATGATTGTCGATAGTGATAGTCATCACACCTTCATATGGATCATAAGTAGCACTTTCTACTGTATAATGTTGTCCATCATCTAGGATATTGATTGGTCTATCATAAGCAATATCTTTTCCTCTTGGATAGATGTGTGTTGTAGCACCATTATCCAATCCACATGTCATCGCAAGTCCAGTAAATATAACTTGCTTATCACTTCCAATTCCATGAGAAGTGGAAGTCATTACAGTCATGATACCAGATACATTATCATATTGTGCATCATATATGCTAATAGGAGGAGCATAATCACAAGTAAATGCTATTCCAGAAAGAACAACCATTTCAGTCTCAGACAACCCATGAGGATTGATTGTGGTTATGGTAGTAATACCATTAGTTCTTGTATAATCTACATGCTGAATTTCACTTGGTGCATTGAATACTTGAGGATTAGTAACAGCAATTCCTGTAACATGTCCACCAGATACTGTTGCAGTACCAATACCAACAATCTTATTTGGAATGTTAGGTGTTGTTATAACCCCAACATTAACAACTGTCTGAACACCAGATCTATATCCAGATCCACTATTACCAATACTAACTGAACCAATTGTTCCTGCAATAGAAACGTTAGGGGTTCCACCAGCATCAACTAATGGTTGATATCCTAAACCTGATTTAGATCCAACAGAAACAATTACACCACCTCTTGGGAAAGAAGAAATACCAACATCATTAGTAATTGTTCTTGCAGTACCAACAAAAGTAACAGATGTAATACCAGCACTCTGCTCTAAGAAGTAATCACCAACTAACCCTGGTTCTTGGAAGATGTCGTTAATTAAAACAACTGCATTATCTTGTTCAACACCAGTAAAGTTACCGCCTTCTGTTTTTAATGTAAATGTGCTGTTGATCGCATCAAATTCAGAAGAAATGTCATCGAAGATATAATTGTTGCTATAAGCTTCTGATGAAGTATCAGGAATACCTGAACGCATAAAGGATCTTCCTTGGAAACTTGATCCAGTCTCAATACCTACCCAATCTCTCTCATCAGGTTCATTTGTTGTAGAACTGAATGGTACATTACCATAAGGTGCTTCTACAAAGTTAAGAACGTTATCAACGATGTTATAATTACCTTGAACTTTAGTAACTAATGCACTAGTTGCAGCATATCCAACTTTAGTACCTAACCAAGGTCTACGTACTCTTATTCCATTAGCGGTTCCAATACCAACTCCTTCAACCTTCATTATCTCATCACCAATCTTAATTAAATCTCCACCAAATATAGAAGTAATACTTCCAACTTGTACTAGGTTGTCTGTAGTGAATAATTGTTGATCTAGGTGAGTTGTTAGTGCTGTAGATACAACTGGAGATTGAATAATATTATCAAGAGCAACAATAACCTTTGTATTCTGTCTATCAGCAACAAACTTCATTGTTGTACCAATACCAACACTAGAAATGTCTAAGATTTCAGGTGTTCCTAATAATGCGTCTTCTGCAGATCCTGCAAGTTTAATCTTCTCCTCATCAACTTTAACAGCGTAAACTGTACGAGGAAGTTTGTCGGTTTGACCAATACCCGAAATAGTTGTAGTAACAATACCAATATTGGTGCTACTTCCTAATCCTATTGGTTCGTATGTAAGTTTTTCACCAGTAACAAAGTAATGGTTTGGTAACTTAATTGTATTATCTAAAACACTAATAATTTCAGTATCACTTCCATCAAATTCTCTCTCGAAAATAGGATAGTTGTTGTGTGTTAAGTTAAATGCTCTCTTAATATCACTATGAGTACCTTCATAAGTACCAGATTCAGATTGTATTAGTGCATTATCAAATAGAATTTGATCTTGTAAATCATCCTGAACCTTAAGGGCATTCATGAAATATGTTATTCTCGATGCTTTATTAGCAGGAGCAGTAAATGTTACTTCTACAAATGAAGTTCCGCCTGGATTCTTAACAAGGTTATAACCAAATGTACCCAATCCAGCAACATCATTATGACTTAGAACTCCCCATTCTGCTTCGTATACTTCACCAATTTGCAATCCTTCATTATAATCATCAATAATCATATGTTCACTAAAGTATCTTACGGCACTAGCAGTACCTTGATTACCAGTTTCAACAAATGCCATGAAGTATGCACCATCAAAACCATCAGTAGTTGCATCCAATTGAGTTGGATACTTCATAATCACTTGTGGAGTTGGCATACCTGATGCAGATATAGCAACTAAATCGCTCTCTAAACGAGCATGTTTCATATTAACTTGTGTTCCAAAACCAACAAGACTTTCATCAAATTGCTTATAGATGCAGTTAATTACTGTAAGTACTCTAAAGAACTGCTGTCCTGTTCCTGAAGTTGTAAGATCTATTGCAATATTCTCTTTTGCATTTTCTTCTGTTGTTGCTAACTGAATAATATCCGCACTTACATTGATAACATAATAAGTTGTACCACTAGTAAGACCACCAATTGGTAATGCACCTTCTGTATACTTTAATCCAGATCCAGTTGATAACTTATGATCTACCATAGTAATGGTGTCATCAGTATCATTAACTTCAGAAGGTTCGACTGTAAATAATCTATTAGTTGCAGGGAAAGGAATAAAGTCAATCTTACACTTACCACCGTCATTATAAGCATGATATGTTCCCATACCAGCACTAGCAACTTCCCCAACATCAGTGGTTATTTGAGGATATTCGACTATATCAATCCCACCAAATGCATCAACTATAAAATTAAGTTCATCCATTTCATATTCATTACTCGATCCTGTAATTTCTACAAGAACCTTTCCACCCAGAGTATAATTAGAATGAAACTCAGCAATAGTAGTAGTTCCACCAGAAATATCAAAACTACCAGTATTGATAGTAGTACTACCGATAGTTGTTGTACCAATACCTGCTAAATTATCATCGATATTGTAAGATAAGCATGTAATGTCAAAATCATTTACAGTACTTCTTGTTGGATAGAATAATAACTGTCCGTCAGTTCCTTGTACTGTGAAATCAAATGTTCCAAGATCATATTCAGTTTCTACTCTTGCATATTGACTGATATAAGCATTGTAGTTGTCATTGATAATATCAACAATCATAATCTGTCTTTCGCCAAGATATCTCTTATCTCTAACGTAAGTAATGTACTTCTGAGCTCTTACATCTGCTAATGTAAAGTTACTTACTACACTGAATGGAGTAGGTCTAGGATTACTATTAAATGTTGGACTTATATCATCAATAGAAAGAACCCTGTTACCAATAGACTCAAAATAATCAGTAAGTGTCTTACTTGTAAATCTTATTTCATTGGATAGAGTACTATTACCAATCTGTAGTGCATTTTCACTAACTAAATCAAAGTCAGAAACACAATTAAGATTACCATGACCAACACACTCAGATACAACATCAGAGTATGTTAGGGAAGTAGTAACACCAACTACCATAGATGCAGGTACATGGTTTTCAACACCTGTACCACCACCTTTGATATAATAACCAGAACCACCTTCAGGAAGTGAAGAATCAGAAACTAAATCATAATCAGAGTATTTCTTAAATCCTAGAGTGTGGTTTAAGGTAGATACAACATCTTGCCAAGTATCATATGCAATTCTAGACTTAAGTGCATATGAGAAGTTTTGATAATAGAGACTATCTTGTATCCTTTGCTGATTATCATCTAAGAAACCAGAATTTGTTTCCCATCCACTAGATACCTTCGATGATACATCTAATATCATATTAGAATCAAAGGTTTTTATAGAAGAAGTTATTCCACTTGATGCAGAAGATGAACCAGTAATTTGCTCATTAACTACAAACTTATCATTAGAGATAACTTTTAATTCACCAGTAACTGAATTCCAAGATTGTACAACACCAGTCGCACTATCAGATACTATAGTTTCTTTTGTAGCAAAACTATTATTCTCTAAAGAAATATCAAATAATGGAAAATCTCTTTCAGGAATTACCCTACCAACAGAATTAACTACATCAAATTGACCAGGTTCCTGTCCAGATGGTAGATATCCATCAAGATTATAGAATATAGAACCAATACCACCAAGATTTGGAGTTGTTTTACTAACAACAAACATCTTATAATCATATTCTGATGAATTGAATCCAAATCCAGTGGAACCAACTCCAACACTAACGTTTTCAACCAAGAATTTATCACCAACACTTAATGGGAACTCTTGACTGAATCCAGTGTTAAATCCGATTACTACTTCTTTAGTTGCTGTAGTAAATCCTATTGTAGCAATACCAATTCCATTAGTATTGTTAACTGGTAGAATTGTAGGAGTAATTGCATTTAAATTTTCCTTATTCTTGATTATTGATACTTGATCGTCACCCAACTTATACTTTATCTCAATACCATCAACTCTCTTCTTAGTTCTTCCATCAAAGACAAGTAAAGTTGGTGCTTTAATATATCCACGACCTGCAGAAGAAATACCAACAGATTCTAGTCTAGCAAGAGCATCTAAGGTTAATACTTGAGGTAAATTTGTAGTTGGTCTTAATGTTGGGTCTGAAGGGAAATCAAATCCAATATCGTTGATCTTAGTATTTTTAATACATCCAATTGAAGTACTAAAAGGTTTGATAATTGCATTTTTACCTGTAAGTGAAGCAACAGAAGTAATACCTGGTAATGAGTAGTAATTTGCACCACCATTTACAACACTGATATTACAAATAGAACCAGTAGCACTTCTTGATGATGTTTTATAACTTAATGCTGGATTTTCATTCTTATATGAAGCAGATTCAGGTAATTGAGCAACAGTAAAGTCAAATTTATTAGTATCACCAATAGCAACTATTCTATTTCCACTAAATGTACTTTCTGTAACTGCTATCTTATTATTATCAAATACTTCAGTATCAAAAGCAATTTGTTCTTTAACTGGAGGAAGATCAGTTTCATATAACGGAGATAAGTTATAGAAAAGTGAATCAGGAGCATGTCTGTCTATTGTTATAGTGACAGTAGCAGTTGAATTTATGCCAGCAAGACCATTTCTAACAATATCACTAACTCTATTGTTCCAAGGTTCAGTAAAGTTAGTATCAGTATAAAAATCAAGTTCAAATGCTGAGTATGGTTGTGAATCTCTTATAAATGCTAAACTAGAATCACCTACATCAAATACAACTGTAGAATCTTTAAACGCAGAAATTGGTGGGTTTACTGGTCCTAAGTTTCCATCAGAAGCACTAGCAATATTAACAAAATTGGGTTTAAATTGTTCAGTTTCCCAAAGAGTTGCACATAATTTAATAATATTATGATCTTGGGCATAGATGTAATATATTCTATTATTTTCTAATCCAGTAGAAGGTGAAATAGCAGTATAAACAACTTTTTGACCAGTTACAAGTCCATGATTGTCTATTCTAATTGAGTCATTTACTATATCAACATTGACATCTGTAAATGATAATTCGTTAAGAATTAGTTTTCTATTAAAATCATTATACTTGACAATATATGTTGAAGCAACACCAGGATTTACACTAACTACTACATTATCTCCATTTGATAATCCATGCTCTTCAGTTAAATTGGCAGTTGCTAAATGTCTAGTTACAGTTGCAGTAATTTGTTCATAATCTGTCTTAAAGCTATGTGCTTCTCCAGTACCAGCACCATTGAATAATAGTGTTGTAGAGTCCCTAAATTCGCTTGCAAGACCCACAAAAGTACCAGTGCTTCCCATACCTACCCTGACAGTAGATAAACCAATTAAGTTAGAATTTATCTTTGCAACAAATAGTTTTGTACCGTCTGCTAAAGGACTGGTTGGAGTTGCATATGTAACACCTGCAGTTATAATACCAACTGTAGATATACCTATTCCTTCATCACCTGAATAAACAGGATCTACGTTTGGAGAATATGTTACTTCATCTCCAGTATTTAAATTATGATCTGGTAGATATATTCCTCTTGCAGCAATATGTACTATTGACATTCCTGCTCCAGGATTTGTAAAGTGGGAAACATGTACTAATCCAGGAGTTAATCCATATCCAACTTGCTCTGTAGGATCAAAGTAGTATTGAGTGTTTCTTTTACCAGTAAAGGATGTGTTAAAACCTGCATCTATAGTAAATTTCTTTGAATCTTCTACGATAGCACTATCAGCAGCAAGACCTGCACCAGTAGTAATACCAGCATCTCCCCCTACATTTCTTAATACCCTTATTCTAGAAGATCTTTCATCTTTATTAAGAACTTTAATTTTTTCTGGTAGATTATCAAATCCTCCTGGTTCACCAACTTCAAATATATCATTTATGTCTACCCAACTAAAATCACCACTTGTATTGAAGTAAGTAACGATTCCAGTAATTTCTATATTAGAAGCAGCCTCATCTGTACCAAGACCAACTAAAGTAAATGATCCCTGCTCAACTGTTATAGGATATACACCTTCAAGACCAGATGATGTGGTAGATACACCAGAAACAGTAACTAAATTACCATTTAAGAAACTATGAGCATCAGGAGTAAGGATCTCATAAGAGTTTGATGGATAAACCTCACAATTGGTAATAATAGAAGAAGCAACACTGATAGTATCAAATGTCTTACCATCTACCATAGAAACTCTGGCAGATGCACCACTTCCTTTTGAATCAGCATTATCAAAGATAACTTTATCACCTACACTATATCCTGTGCCACCAGTTTCAATTCCTATAGAATCTACTTTACCTGGACCAACTCCTGTTATATCTGCAGTCTGTTTTAGGTCATTTGGTAAAGAAATATACTTATAATCTATACCATCTTCATGCAAATTGTATGGAGTAGTGTTTCTTGCCCAATCAGTTCCAACTAAAGTATAATCATCTTGATTTGAATCTTGATCAAAGTTAAAGCTATTTGGAGATGACTTAAATTTATCCCCAATTAAATATGGGAATACTGGTTGCTTATATCCAACAAATTGACCTGAACTTGCAATATCTTCGTCAATAGTTGCAAAATATGCATATGTACCTTCTGGGAATTCTGGAGTTACGCAGAATCTACCATTATTTTGATCAAGAACAGTTTCATCAGAAACTTTTTGATATTTGTAATCTTCTACAAAGAATCCTTCAGGAAATCCTACAGGTCTATTTGCTAATGATACTGAATCTTTACTACTATACCCAGTTTTCATCTGAGCAATGATACCACCTGCTTTTGTTATGTAACCATAAGGTCCGTAAATTGGATTTCCATCATATGCCCATCCAATAATAGGTGAGTGTTGAGAAGAAGTTGTTTCATTACCACCAAGGTCTTTTCCTAAGTCGTAATTGCCATACATTGTTCTACCAACTTGATCAACTGAGAATATTCTTTCTCTTAATTGTCTAGGGGCATATAAGTGAGAATATTGAAGACTAAAGTTGGAATTTATACCATCTACTAGATATCCATCGTCAACAGTAAATTTATTGATATTTCTACTAACTAAGTTGATATTCCATGACTGTAAATTGGTTTTAAATTTAGCACCAGAACCAGAAGGAGTTATATTTACATAAGTGTTTCCAGAAGTATAATTTACACCACCTTCAATAATTTTAACAGAAGTTATTGATCCATTAGTGATAATTGGTGTTAAAACTGCTCCAGTACCAGTTCCTATAATATCTAAATCAACAGAACTATAATCTTTACCTGGATTTTTAATTAAAACATCAATAATAGTTCCATTATCAACAATTGCTTCAATTTGAGCATTTCTACCAGAAACTAATGTTACTAAAGGTTCTTTTTCTAAATTGATAATGTTAGATGATCCATATCCCACTCCATTATTAGATAATCTAACCGAAGTAAGTTCTCCTCTAACTATAGGTTGTAATTCTGCTTCATATGCTGTAGTAGTGAATCCAGAAGTAACTAACTTAAGTTTTATCTCTGGATAGTTAAATGAATGAGCACCAACACCTACACTTGACAGATCTAAGAACTGCTTAGTATTATAGTAGTAATTGTTATAAGTTGTACCAGAACCGACCTGAGATAACCTAAAACTATCGTTATTGATCTTTGTAACGTAATACTCATTTCCGCTTGTTAGACCGCCTACAGGGGTCTCCTGAGAGGTGTATACAATCAATTCACCAGACTCATAACCATGATCGGAAATATTGATAGTGTTGAGTGAAGTACTTATTCCGATAGTTCCTACTACTCTCTTCTTATTCTCATATCCTGAACCAGAATTTATTATATTTACCGATTCTACTACATTTTTATTATCAAACGATTTGATTACTTGATTACCTGTTCCATATGTTGTAAAGGTAACTGTATTGATACCTGCAACTGCTTCCCATGACTTATTATGAAGTCTAATCTTATAATCATTGATAACATCAACATAATATGAAGCAGAAGTAGATAATCCACCTACACCAATTTCATTATCAGATTTATAGATAACTCTTTCACCAGTTACGAACTTATGAACCTCTGTGAAGTTAATAAGAGAGTTTGCTTGTCCTAATATAATTCTTTCACCTTTTTGGGTAGCATCAAACTTAACCTGATGAGGTACAGTCTTCATATTTGGAGTTACTAATGCTCCTTGACCATTACCACCAGAAATAGTGATAATTGGTTTCTCAAAATAGTCAAAACCAGGATCTATAACTCTAACTTCCTTTATAGAACCAGATACTGATACATGTCCAGTCGCACCTGTTCCTACATTATCATCAATCTTTAAATCTGGTGGATTTATTACATCATATTCAGATCCATTCGCAAGAAGGTCAATACTCTTAACTTCTCCATGATATAAAAAGTCTCTTGACTTATAATTGAGAATTTCTACACCATTTATCAAAAGTCCAGTAAATCCAGACTTAGTTTTAGATTCTGTTCCCTCATTATTTGCAGGACATACTTCTCTTAGTATTTTTTGTGTTTCTAAGGTTTTATTATTATATTCAGTCTTTTGAATCTTGTTATCAGTTACTGTTATTGGATAATCAGTAGATATACTAATAAATCTTCCACTTAAAAGGTCAGCTTTTGATTTTGAAAGTTTTATTGTATTAAGATTGACTCTATAAACAAAATATATGCCTTCATCTACTAAACCAGGACCATCTACAATTCTACTAGTAGGTTGTCCTGCAGAGTTGATAAAATTCTGAGTTATTTTATTTGGAGAGTAGTATATTGAGTCTCCTGTATATAATGCATGATCTTGAGTTGATATTTCCCAATCTTCTCCGCTAAAAGTACCACTAAAGGTAACAGAATGATCATATGCATCTAATGGTTGTGTTCCATAAGAAGGTATAGATGATGATGCGACTAATAACTTATCGCCACTTGCATAAGTGTTTTGAACATCAGTAGAGAATACAGATATTCCTACACCAATTGCATTACTACCACTAGGTACTGCTTTTGATATACTTCTTCTAATATTATAAACATCAGAAGCATCAAGTGCTCCTTGTCCACTTATAACAAAGGATGTTTCTGAAGAAACAGATGCTATTTCGCAATTTTTAGGAGAACTGTCTCTACCATTAAGTATTGCAGAATCACCTTTTCTGAAAAAATGATTGCCATGCAAAACAATCTCCCAAGTTTGGTCAGATGCGTCAACTAATGAGAAACTTTTTACCCTATAGACAGGACATCCGTTATAAAACCAATTATTATATTTAAATCCAGTACCACCGATACCTAATGTATTGATCTTAACTTTATCACCAGCACTATATCCATATGCAGAACTATCAAAGTTTATAGAGTTAATAACAGAATTTATTCTTATCTTAATAACTTTGGACTGATCTTGCGAAGAATATCCATATGCATACGTGTTTATACCAACATCAGTATTGTCAAGTATAGTTCCATTTAAATTTGTGCATCCATAAAACTGCGTTAATGATTTTGAGCTATAAGATACGATACCAACAGATAAATTTTTGTATTGTATTGATAGTTCACCACTATTTGGGAATCCTACAGTAGAATCAACATCTAAAGTAGTTGTTCCTACACCAACATTACCTATTACTCTAGTTTTAGAGTGAACTGAAAACTTACCGTAGATTGCTCCATCGGTCATTCCACTTCTACTATAACCAGAATCTACTGCAAGTTTATAAAAAGTCTTAGCAACACCAGCAGTTCCTGTAGATACTTTCTCAACATAGGTGATCGGAGCATATGCTTTAGTGATAGTATCACTGTAACTATCTTGGAATAAGGTAGCAGTGCTTAATTCTGAAGGATCTCCAGAAACACTTTCAACTATAAAGTGATCTGCAACCTTATATTGAGCATTTGATGGAGTAAGAAGGTTATCTCTAGGTTTTATAACATCTACATCTTGATTATAAAGTGCTTTAAAGAGTATTTTAAATGACTTATCAGTACCTTTTGATGAATAAAAGTCACTTGCTTGCTTAATAAAGATATTTTGATTAACTTCGGGTGTTAAATCTCTCTCACCAATACCAGGAAGTATCTGTTGCTTTGTCTTAATTAAGAATTGCTTTAAGAATAATACACTTAAATTCTGTATTTCAGTTCCTTTTGAATGTGCCTGTCTATCAGAAGTATTAAAAACTAAATTTTCTGCATCTAATTCGTTAACATATGAAGTAACTCCAGAAAATCCTCTATGACAATTCTCAAAAGTTGTTATTGTTTTGCTTTCGTATGTTATAATTTCATCGTCAATCTTAAGTAAACCCCATGAATCAGGGAATCCATTAGTTCCTTCAGGTGTTTCTAGTAAATCTATAACAATATTAGTATCAGTAATTGATACATCAACACCTAAACTAGCAGTATATACGCAATTTGTATTATTATCGAGTTGAATATACTTATCAATATTCTGAATCAAGTCAACAGGAGCACCATCAAACTCCTGAGCAACATAATATTGCTTTAAAAAATCATTTATTAAAGGATAATCTTCCTTGACGTAAGAAGGAAGTTGATTTTCAACTATATTACTAAACTGTATTCTTTTATCTGTGGTGGATATCATTTATTTTAGTATGATGGTGATGATGATGAAGAAGTTGCTCCTGTAGAACCTGTGTTTATACTATTATTAGTAGTAGTCCCTGTAGTTTCTGTGGATGTTCTTGAAGTTCCTGTAGCTGTAGTAGTTACTGTTACAGCACCACCCTCTCTAACCAATGATCCATTATGATAACTAGAGGTTACAATGTAGTTCGATGCTGCTGGATCTAATCCTGATGATATTTCATCAACGATTGGTTCAAATGTGCTATTGCTTATGTCTAATTGTAGATATAAATCCTGTAATCCAATCACGTCATTGGATTTAGGACAAGCAGAGATCTCAAGAATTGCCTGACCATCTTTAAGTTTGCCCGATGTTATGTTGATCGGGTTCAATGTAACTATTCCCTTAGTATAATTTATAAACCCAACGTTACGCCTTATTATAGAAGGTGATGTTGAATTGACAGATGGAACAGAAAATAGGAATAATGAACCAGTTTCTCTGTTTGAATCTGGAACATCCGACAAATATACGTCAAAATCAAGTCCTGCAACCCTAATTGGAGAAGATTTGATGTTATAACCATTCATACTCTTGATATAGAAGGCATTTCCAAACCCAACTGAATACTCAGCAAAGGAATTTGTCACCAATCTAAGATCTCTTCTGATCTGAACTGTTGTAATATTAGATGTAATAGACTCTTGACTCTGATCAAGGATGTTTAGGAACTTACTATACTTAAATCTTGCTCCATATTTGTTCAAATCTGACGAATCTGCATATTTTGCTGCATTATTTGAGACAACTGTAGAAACTTCTTCCGCATTTCCTACCAAATTACTGTTATAATAGAGTTTTGAGTCAACTTCAAGGTAAAGATACTTCAAATCAAGAATTTCTGGGACAATTCCTGCTACTGAATACTTCTTAAGCTTCAATTTGATCTGCTCTTTGACCAAATTTGGTAAAAAATCACCAAATCTTGGTTTTATGCTAATAAAGACCTTACCATACTGAGGTGGAACCAGTTCTTCACCTCCAAAAACAGAAATTGACTCTGTTTCGGGATAAATTTTTGCTGGAATTAGTGATTCATAGTCACTTGCAGTCAATGCACGGTTCTGAGATGCATAGATTCTAGGTGCAAACTTCTTAATAGAGTCAACTCCTTCAATCTCTTCACCACCAGACCCACTTGACCCTGTTGTTAACAGTGAAATGCCATTACTAACGTTATGAACACCTGCACCTTGTATATACGTTAATCTACCACTAAAGGTGAATTGATTAACACCATTTGCCATTTCACCATTAGAGACGATATAACTTATGTCAATTTCTTCACCTTCTTGCAATTTTCTTCCAAAAACACCATCTCCAAAGAATATTTCATACCTTTCATCATTTACTTCTTGAAGATAGAAGACTTTTGAGTCATTAGTGATGTCAAAGAGGTTATCTTGATAAGAATATCTGAATTTTTGGTTAGTAGTACCTGCCTTTATGCTAATCAGACTAGTATCAACCCCTATATTAGGTAAAATAAACCTTTGATTTGGGTTCTGAGATGAAAATGTATAATTTTGCTTTAAAACAGTACCTTCATAGATGACAATATCGTTAAAATTAGCAATTCCGTCAATTACAGGTCGTGTTATTGGTTCTAAAATGGAAAAAACGTAAGATTGACCGCCAAATGCACCCGAAGTCGCTGCCACTGGACCTGGTTGAAGGGTAATTGTTGATGGTCTAGGGGTAATATTTGATGTATCTACGAAAAAACTAACTGATGCTCTTGATGCAGTCCTTGATCTAGGTAAATATCCAATATTTCTTGCTAACGATACCACATTTTCCCGTAAAGTCGCACTATCAATGAATACTTCGTTCGTTACCATGTTGGCATTGTACGAAGTGATGTAAGTATTATATGCCAGAAGGTCTATAATAGTAGATAAGTTAGAACCTTCAAAATCATAATCGGTAAACTTAGAGTTTGCCCTCAAATAATCTTTAAGTGTTGTTTTAACCTGATCAAAATCAAGGTTAGAGAAATTTACTAGTGGCATTTTACCTAGTTGGTTGCAAAACGAATTGTAATTGTTGCTGCGGAACGTCTGCTCCTATGATTTCATATATTATGGTTACATCATATGAGTTTTCATCAAAATTAGGATCTGCTTGAACATCGATTAAATCGACTCTAGGTTCATAGTTCCTAATTGACTGTTCTATTTCATCAACAATAGTCGATGCAGAAATATTATCAAGATTTTCAAAAAGTGTCTTATATATTCTTGACCCAAAATCAGGATCAAACGGTTTTTCACCAGGAAGAGTAAATACTATATTCCTTACGGATCTTGCAATCGCATTTTCATTTTTAATTCCAATAATATCACCATTCAGTGGATTAGACTGAAAAGTCATACTAATATCCTTAAAACCTTGACTGACTCTTTCTAGAGGCATTATAAAATACTCTTACTATCTTATTATTTAGTCAAGATTTATAAAGTTCTTCGTCATAATCCAACCCATCTGCTTCATATAGGTCATTATTTACCTTATGATCAGTTTTTTTAGGTGTTATACCGTCATTTGCTATCTCACGGAGCATTTTTTGATGCTGATCATTACCTAAATTATCCAAAAAGTCGTTCATAAGTATACTAAGAGCTCATTTTATTTATTTGAGGAAAAGGTATGAGTCCTATATTACCCATAAGAGCATGTGGAGGCACATTTTTAAGTATATCGAACCCAATTGTGATTCTATTCGTGTCAAATTGAGTATTTTTATCAGAAATTACCTTATGTTCTCTATATCCTGGTCCAATATACACATTTCCAACTTCATTTATCACTTCATAATCAGGATTTCTAAAAATTGTCTTTGTATTATGGGGTCTAATTGAAATATAACCATGAATTGGCCATTGATGTCCGTGCCAATCTAATAATCCGTCTTTTTCATGGTAATTTAACCAACTTTGCATCCATAAAGGTTCATTAGTACCATTATAATCGTATACAATCGCATTTAATTCGCAGAACAGGTCATAGAATACCTTAGTTGCAGATGTAAATCCAAAAATATTGTACTTTCCATACGACCAAGTATAACTATCACCAAAAATATCATGATGTTGAGTAGTATTAACTGCATGGTCAATAATGTTACTCAGTTCATCATGATGTTTAAGTACGACCTCTGATTTATAGACCTTTTGCATCTCTTTCTTTTGCTGTTTTCCAGAAGTAGTTCTCTTCACTACCTAATCCATCCCTATCATGCCCATTCTCAACCTGATAGTATACAGTTGATACTTTAAAATCAGGATTCAATGGTTCTTTAGGTGTTAGACTATTATCATAGATACGCATTCTATTATTTGGATACAATGCGAATTGACCATTATCTAATTCAATAAGGTTATGTGACTTATGTTCACTTGGATTCTCACTAGTAGAGTAATCAATAGCATCTACGTCTTGGTGATAGTTATCCAATGTACATATATACGTCCCTGTTTGGTTCCCATAGTCCCTTGTATAGAGTTCAAAGTGCATTGACCCTATAAACTGCTTTTGGACTGCTACAACGCCATAATCCATGCAATTCCAGAACTGTAGGTTATGTAGAGTCATATCGGGATCTGGTATCTCTGGTTCACTTAGAAACGCAGATATAGGTAACTTGTCATACATTGCCCCATATTCGGGTAGATAGGTCTCAAAGTAAAAAGCACGTCCAGGTATCGATTTACACGACACCCAAACGCCTTTTACAAATTCGCCATGACCACTAGTATGATCTGTTAAGTACTCCTTTCTAACCCATACCTCATAAGAAGGTAGATTACAAATAAGTGCTGCCATTTACTTGCCTTGCCCCCTTAGTCTTTTAGGAGCACCATTACGAGAGGAAGCGGCATATTTGGTATGCTTTCCTTTTCCTTGACGAGTTTTTTTCGGTTTTGATTCTACTGTCTCAACGCCAGTATTAAAAGTTTTTGCCATTTAACAACCCTCCGAGTCGTGTGTGTCTTCATCAATTAAATCGAGTTTCGCCGCTAGGGATGCATCGGTTGCTCTGATACGATATCGAACCGAGTCACGCTCCGAGAGCTCTGTAAGTATATTTGAACAAAGATACCATAGTTCTTCTGATGTCTTTGAAGGCATATGGAAATCGACCCATTTAACGGATCGACCCATAGATAACTGTTCTTCTTTGTTCATAACATTAGATAATACGAGATTTTTCGTGCCCTACCCTAATACGAGGATCGCACCAGATTTCAAAACCTGCATCCATTGCATCAAGACAGAACGATACGTCTTCGCCGCACATATCTTGAACACTACCAGACTCAAAGACTTGCATCTTAGGAGCGAACCAAGGATACTTCATCTTATCATCTTCAAAGACTCCCTTCTCAATCATCAACCACCCAAAACCTGCATAGTCTACAGTAAATGGTTTCTTACGCTTACTGATTGACTCAATGGTTTCGTGATTCATAACTCCCCCATTCTTACGGAAGTCATCTTCATCTAACCAGTGTGCGACAGATGTAGTCTTCCCATCCTCTGTGCAATACCATCCTGAGACGATTTTCTTCTTCTTAGTGTCATCTACTGTACCATCTTCAGAGACAGCATCAGCAGGAATTGCCATATCACATAACTGCCAGAACTTGTTAGTATCAAAGACAATATCCGAGTCAATCCATAACTGATAATCATACTCTAACTTACCATCCCAAGGTATCTGATCTGGTCCACGTAATACATTTGCTCCGAGACACTTACATCTTGCGAAGTTTACCATAGAAGAGTAGTCCTGTGAGATCTGGATGGACATACCGTTCTGAACCATGTCAAAGCATAACTGCACAAAGTTCTTCAGATATATGTAAGATACTCCCCTACCTGGAAGACAAAACACAACGGTCTTCCCTTTCATCCTTTCTTTGATAGCTGCAATATCCCAGTCTTCTTTTTTAGATGATGGTTTATTTGCTTTAACTGTAAATCCTTTTGCCATAATTCCTAGTAGCTACACTTCAATTATACTAGGTATGTAGCACAATGTCAATAAGAATCCTCTTCCCACATGGGGGTTTTCTGTACAATCCTTCCTGGTCCTCCCACACCACACTTCGGTCCTAACTTAATATATGATAAGTCTCTCTCTGTATAAGATGTTTTAAGTAGTCCCACCATCACTTGGAGTAGTTCCCACTTCTCTTCAAAATCTTCTTCATCTAGATTACAATACAATACCTTATCCTTTGCATAGATGTGATAAGTGGTATTGTCCAAAATTTTATAAGGCGAATTTTTTTATATAGTATGAAATCCACATGGCGTTTTTATATACCACGGAAATTTTTTTATATCTCTATATCTCTCTCTCGATTTGTCACCTCTGTAGGTTAGGGTCTCTATCTTTTTTAATATACGCAACGCCCGACGCAACGATAACAACGTAACCGCATAATACTGCCATTTGACTGTTAATAACTCATCATAACATGTATTGAGGTTTGTGTCAATAACTGTGTAAACACTAAGTAACACAAACCCCTAACATATTATCACTGACTATCTGTTACTTATAGCACTGTATCTGCACCCTCTACAATATCATCGAGGACTGATAAGATTTCATTGCCATTGTTTGCATTTTCCAAGAGGAATTCTGCAAAGTTAACTGATACAAACTGTGTGTTACTGTTTGACATAATAAAGACTGTAATTAGGTTTACTTAAGTATCACTAACCTTTTAAAGACTTGAGTGAACTGGTCTATACATTATAAGGACAATTTAGAGGTTCCCCATTGTTACCAACTGACAGGAATGTTCAGATCTTCGATAACACTTTGTACTTCCTCATTGTCCTGAATATCTAACACTTTATCCCAGTCAATTTGATACGGGTTAAAGTCATCGAGTACGTCTAATTCCAGAGTTATTCTATACTTACTCTTCTGCCCGTAAATGTTAGAAACTGTCATGGGATTAGAGGGTGGGGGGTGTTACTTAGTATTCTACATTACCTGAACGATTTTGTCAAGTAGTATAGGATATTTATAGGACATTTGTATTATAAACTGCCATACGGACTTCTCCTACAAAATATTACCGAGGGATTGACAATTTCGGAGCGTTTGTGTTATAATGCTCGCTTAGATAACGACTCCAGAGTACATTTAATCCACATATATTCCACACATAATAACACCTTTTTAAACAAGTATGTGGAAAAGTATAAACAACGCAACCCTATTTAATTTGGTATTTATCAACAACTATTAGGTAGTTTTCCACAGATTCTTAACACTTATTGTGGAAAACTTACTATTTAGAGTATATTTTTACCCCTCATTCTGTACCTTTCAAAGTGTGATTCAACTACATGGATTACGTCCTCTTCAATGTTACTATCTTCACGTATGTTATCGAAATAGCTAATAAGATCTAACCGTATATTCTCCCTTAATTGTTGTATATCTCCTTGCATATTACCCCTCTGATATGTTATTATAATACAGACGATTTACCTCGTTTATGTTTAAGTAATCAGGGTCAAATATTCGGTCTTCGTTATCATCTCCAACTGCAAATTCTTCATGTAAGTATTCACAACTGTTTAGGTTTAAGTCTTCACAATAACGTAAATATGTACCGATTTGATTATCATTTAGTCCAAGAATATCAATGCAATAACTAATATCCTTTTGGAGTGATTCTGTTTGTTGATTGTTCATTTTGAAACGGATAATTGATTGGGTTAAATTTACCAAAACTGAAATTATGATCCTTGATTATCTCATTATAGAAATCTTCATCCCATTCATATACTGTCATCTGGTAATCGTCTTCCATTGTTATTAGTAATTGTTTAAAGTACGATACGGTTTATAACACTTTTTATACTCATCTTGTGTTCGATTGTTGTTAATGAGTGATGACAATCCTTGGGTTTCGTTTCTATCTAATTCTGCTTGATGTGCAAAATAAGACTGTAATTCATTTGTGTTCATAATACAATTCGGGGTAAGTTGTGTAATGTTGTAATAACTTATGATCTCTCTTTGCTGCCCATACGTTCACACTTACTATGAATATTATACCAGTAAATGTGAATACTGTCCACTGTAATTTACTCATCAATATTGTGACCTATACTGGGGAATTGTATGATAATCTGTTACTTTATATCCGTATTCTTCTACTCGATTGTTAACATCTTCATTCATAATCTCTTTACTAACTATTCTCTTAGTCTGAGTTTCTCCTCTAAATGTTAATATTCTTAGGAATTCATCTGGTATAATGTTATCATCCCACCCCTTAATCGGGTAGAAATCTAATACCATTGAACCACCTTTTGCTTGAATTTGCATAACTTAGAGAGTGAATGAGTTTGTAATAAAAAAGGAGATGTATTATCACCCCCTGAGTGTTATTTTAGTACCAAACTTCTGATTGAATTTGTGTACTTTGTGAGTAATATTCGGGAGAGTACCATGTAGAAATACTATCAGATTGATGCACTTCGTTGTAATACTCTTTCTGTAATGCTGTGTACTCAGTGTTAGTTAGAGTTCTCATAATGAAAAGAAAAGTAATAATGAAGGACTGAAAGTTGACTTACAATGTTATGCAGTAATGAGTGAATCTGCATCTAACAAAATCATACCATCTCTGAAAAGTGTGGTTTGGTCGTTATAACTTACGAACCAATTCCAATCTTTTTGAAATACTCTACAACCGTATTTTACCTCTTCTA